GTAATTATCAATAAAAAAATAATAATTATTTCAACTTTTTATGATTCTGTGTTCAACCAAATATTGATGTGTCATAGCAAACATGAATGTTGGCTCCGTGATCTATCAAATATTTTACCATATGCAAATATTTTTCTTCAAGAGCAATATCAAGTAACACATCACCATTATTAATCAGATACTCTAAAATGTCAAAATAATTATTATGACAACATGTCAATAGTGGTTTTCCGTCACAAACATTAACATTAGCTCCCTCGCCAACCAAAAATTGAATTACGTTCATAACCATACAAGCATGCTGTTCTCAAAGGATTCTCGTTATTGACATAAATGGTGGCTCCCTATTTTTCCAAAAACTTGAAGATATCAAGATTTCTCCTTTTGCAAACTGAACCGAGCAATTTTTCCTGTAAGACATGAATATCAGCTCCATTTTCTGCCAAAAATTTTACCATGGATAAATGACCATTTTTACATGCTCCTCTGAACATCAAAAATTTTACCATGGATAAATGACCATTTTTACATGCTCCTCTGAACATCAAAAATTTTCTGTGCGAATTATGAAGTGACAATCATATGTTTTGATAAAAAATGAATCACCTCAAAATATCCTTTTTTACAAGCCACTAACAAAGAATCTCGGTTCACGGCGATTCCGCATTTGACCAAATAAATTAGTTTTGGACCAATGAAGTTTTACATTATGATTGACCGAGAATGATGGATTGAACGCATTGGATACGTTGGAAATGTTGGAAACATTATCAGTCATATATTTCACCAATTCCAAATGATCGAATTCACATGCTTTTCCTATACATCAAGCCAATTTTATTTTATGTATGTTATCAATGTTGTTAATCATTATTTTTTTAACTTGTCTAAAAAATTGTTTTCACAGGTATTAACAAAAATAATTTGTGCCAAATTGTTTTGAATATTTTTTAATTTCACAATAATTGGACATGAATTCGATCAAATGTTAGATGGACCAATTCAAATTTGTTAGTCTGATAATACTTTTAATGTCTAACAAATCGATAATCAAATATTTGAGTTCGTTAATATCAAAAATATTAGACACAATTAATTATTTTGTAATCTGATATAAAATAATTAATTATGTTCCGGAACCAATTTTTTATTATGACCAATCAATTAATAAACGAGACCAAAATATATCTGGTGCCAGCTGTCACAGGTAATCCTTCGTGATAGGCCGTTAGGCGTCCTGGATGAATGCAACACATTCCTGGAGCTTGATTTTTCAGAACGAAATTTTGTCTAATAAACCGGCAACCACCACCATCATAATCCACTCCTCCTCCACGATTCAGAGCCACATTAATGGTATAAGAAGAAGAATCATGATGAGGTGACAATGATGCCTGGTCAGTATAATGATACTTGACCACGAAAGCCAAGTTAATGTCTTTTGTTTTGTAATTATTGTAAAGTACTTTGGCCATGGGTGCGACATAAGCAAACACAATATCATGCCATTGTTTGTCCAAACCTAACTGGAACATTTGAACATCCACCGTGGGCACATTTTCGTAATAATTTTTACCCAAACGTGGATCATTATGCTCATCTTTCCCTTTGGACCAACCACCACATTTTTCGGAGATTTCTATTAACTCCCGACAAAATCTTTCGCTGAATAATGGGAATGTGTAAATACCGTCACATAATTCGGTCACAGGTACTTTTGCCAAATTATTTATGTTTTCCAAATAAAGTGGATGCAAATAGGCTCTTTCCCATTGGACTCTTTTTTCAGGAGCCAAAGTTTGTGTTAAAAAATCATACAATGTGACATTTTCCTCAACTTCGATCTCGGCACGAATGTATCCATAGTTTGACATGTTACTGACATACATGAAAACATCACTCTCTCTCAAATGGTAACACATTCTCATATCAATGTCCATATTTGTATTCTCGGTGAACAAATGGGGAATTGCTTCCAAAATTTCTCGCTTGATCAAATAAACTCCCGATACATATGGCACATTCCAGCAACCTATTCTGTTTCTATTAATAATATCGTAATAATCAAAGGATCTCCTATAATATCCACGTTCATCTAAATCTCCCCAAAAATTAGTCCATGCATCATTCGGATTATTGCGTCTTCTAATCATCGGGGCCACAACATCCTTGTTCAACCTCAATAAATCTTTCAAGATTTGTGGATTGGTCAAAACACAATCATGATTAACAAAGAAGTAATAATCACAATTACTTTCCAAAAACTTGACCAAATCATTTTGATATAATTCTTCCTCCGTAGAATAAGTCACCAAATCATTAACTAGTTCAGTCGATACAGTGTTAACACGACAAGTGAGCAAATCCCGAGGATAATCTAAGTTGTTGAGAATTTGTGTCACTTTTAAGTTGGTTCCCAAATTGACAGATAAATAAACTGTCGGTAAATTAGTTAAATCTTTTGTTTGGCTAATGCGATAACCATAATATTCATTCCAATTATTACCCGTGTAATTTTCAATACGATTGAGCAGAATAGTTTCCATAGGACCATTGGCATAAAGGACTGCGGGAGTGTTCTTGGACCTAACATTCAATATGCGAGATGTTTTGTGGTTAAAAATAATTTCTGATGAATTGGATAAATCCTGAATGATGTTACAATTATCATCTCGTATGATCGCTTCATGAACTTCATAAGCTTCATGAGCTTTATGAGTTTCGTGAGTATTTGTGAGCAAAGACAAAAGAGATAGACTACTTTGAACCAATAACTTGACTTGGTCCGCCCATCCACAAAAAATGAGTTTCGACAAAGTAATCACATTGTTGGTGGCATCATCGGGCAAGCGATAAGTTAATATTTGTCTTTGGGCGGCCAATTCCAAGTATTTTTCCACAATTTCCTTGGGCGATGCAATGTTCAAAACATTACATTGATCATATGGACCAACGGAAATAACCAGTAACAGTGTGGAAACTAATTTTTCCTGCGACCATTTATCAAGTTCTGCCAATAACAAATTTCTTTGTTGATCCAAATTAAATTCTGTGTTTACGTCATTCTCATTATTAATTTCCAAACATGGTATGGCGTATAATTTATTATAGTACTGGAAGCGTTGGTAACTATTACCCGAACATGGACCTACATATACCAACAAAAATTCTTTACCATCAAAGATATAAGTATCGTTATTAGTGTATGGTTGTGAATGGAAAGTTTCACTGTCACAAAAAGCATTACCAGTCAACTTCAACAAACTTGGATTGACAGCATAACAAACAAGTTTTTCGCAATTTTGATACAATTTTTCGAAACCAAAAATTGGACATCCATACATCAAAGGTAAAAATTCATCTACCGGAATTAAATTATCTAAATAATGACTATTGACCAATTTTTTGGCACCAAGATAAGTGACAATATAGCCACATGTCCAATAACTTTTCCTGGCAAGATTAATATGTTTCGATAATTGTGATTCGGCCAACAAGTTTAGAGGCTTACGATGAACATAAAGTAAATCATATGGTGTTTGGTCTCTAATTTCATCAGTGTAGTTTCGTAACTTGGTCATAAAATCATCCAAAAAGATAATATCATCTTCCAAAATCAAAACTTGGCAATCTCTTCCAAGTTGCCCCGATTCTACTAATTCAACTACCTCTTGCCAAATAGTCCAATGACTTAAGGCACAGCCTACCTCTCCATTCGTCATGGCCTTTCCAGAATTAGGATCAAACCAATTGGGTATATTAAAGGTATAACGAGATAACATTTCTGGATTATTACCATCCACAGCCTCAAAAAAGACGTGATTCAAACAAATGCCTTGCCCGGCAATTTTGGCCAGTTCCGATTCCATGTGTTGTTTCTTGTCAGTTCGTCGTTTGAGGTTAATAACATAGGTTTTGTTAATCATTTGTTTCTATTCAAATTCTATGTAAAATCTATTTATACCAAGTAAAGTGTGTCTAAGATTTTTTGGGCGAATTTTAGAATATATTGAATATGTTAGAATATATTGGAATATACTCTAATATACTTCAACGGAGTCGTAAATTATATTATATTCTAAGTATTAACTAATTTGTTTCAAAATAGCGTATGACAATTGATATTCAATTCGAATATCATTCTTATAAATTTTTACATAATATTCCAAAGCCGCCTTGAGACAATCGAATATATTTTCCAAAGAACATTGCTCGACAATTATATTTTTTTTGCGATATTTGATAGTATGTCCTAATATTTTATGATAGTGATAAGTTTTGAAAACGTAAGATCGTTTATATTTTTCCATATAAAGTATTTGAAGTAACAATGTCAAAATATTATCACTTATAATAAAAGGTGGTCTGAGAGAATAAACATCAATTCGACGATCCATGTCATTCTTGATAATTTTCATATTGGGCCATCCAACTTGATTTTGTTCTCGCAAATTTTTTTCGAATTGTTGATATATTTCTTTCCATTCTGAATGTCCTGGCATTAATGGATCATTGACAATAGCAATAATCGCATGAAAAACCAAACTAACAATTTCCTTGAAAGTCAAATTGTCCATGGATTTATTTATTAGTTTATCCAAGGTGATAATTTGTTCACTGAGCATTATAGTTGTCATATAATTTTCTTTAGATAAAAACATAAGTATTTTTGACACGTAATTTTTATTACAATATTTGAACATCATCCGTCACATAACTCATGTAACTGGCTAAATATTGTATGAAAAAAGGTATATTGGTAAAATATTTAGTGTCACATGGAATGTTCAATTCCAATTGAAAAAACATCCAAAGAAAATAGTAAGCCAAGATAACAGCATCTATTGTAATGTTGGTTAAATGATAACCAAATGTTTTACCATTGATATATTTTATTTGGGAGCAGGTTGAAGATTTAATGACTTTTAAACAAGTTTCCAAATCAAGAACCTGACTTATTTTGTGGAAACAAATGCAATTATTGATGTAAATGTCTTTATTAAAGTATCCCAAAACTAATAACATGGCGGCGGACAATACGTCGTATGAATTGAGATGAGCTATTTCTGGACAGGATAAAATTATTAAATAAATAAATTTGAAATATCGTGCTAATGTTTTGTCAATTTCAGTTTTTTGGAAAAGATCATATGCATCAACAAAATTAATTTGATAATTCATTAAGTCAGAAACATGATGCAACAACAAAACAATTTGTTTTTGTGTGAATCCTTGTTTCAAATAATAATCAGAAGACTGATAACTTTGGTCCAAAATACTACGAGCGATTGACATGAAAATATCGTAATTTTTTTCCAAGAAATCGATATTGTCAAAATCGAAAGAATTGATATTACAATTCAAACTATTTATTATTAAAAGAGTTTGACATTTTGATTTATTCGTACAATGACCAAAAATTTGAGACATCAGATAAAGTGTTTTGGTAAAAACAGTGTATTGATAGTCGGTCTTGATGCACATTAGTTGTCGTAAATTTATTTTAAAAAATTTAGTTCGCCGAAACATTTTTTGATAATTTTGTAATCCTTCCCAAATACTTTGATGATCGTACTCAATTACTATGTCAAGATGTTTCGGTTTCAAACTATGTATATAAATGGCGCGCGCCAAGCTCCCACGTTTGTGAAATATTTTGCAATATATTTGGCAGGCTCCGATAATATTTGGACGATTGTTGGCATTAAAATTAAGGAGTCGTTTTATGAATTTATTGATTTTGGTTTTTTCCCTGATAAAATCATGAAATGGGTATTTAGTTTTATTATATTCTGCCAGAATCATCATTTGTTTCAATAATTCCTCATCCGTGACAGAATGCAGAAAATAGTTGTTTTCTTTGTCCCGAACAATAAATGTATGATATAAGTTTTGATAAATGCAAACCATATCATATTTTTTGAGAAGAGCAACACTAGGCATAGCTATCCTGGAAATTAAATCCAAATAGTAGGAAAAATTGTAATACCAGCGTAATAATGGTTGATTATAATATATGGCATGAATAATTTGTCCCAGCGACCAAATATCAATTTTGTCCAACCGACAATTTTGATCCAAACAAGTAACCAATTCCGGTGGCTTGATATATTCCGTAATTTCATGATGCATCAATGGTTTACTAAATCGATTATATATGAATCCAAAATCAATTATTTTAATTTGATCATTTTTGATTAAAATATTTCGGAGTGACAAATCATTGTGAACATATCCTTTTTGCCACATATATAGTAAGGCCGACATAATTTCCTCAACATATTTAATTTTGAGACTGTCCGGCAAAACTATTTTCTCTGCTATCAAAATTTGGAACAAACAACCATCACATTTTTCCATCAAAATATAGTTATAATAATGATTGGTATCATATTCTGACCAAATATCCAAGATTTTGACTATATTTGGGTGATCAAATGTAGCATATGCAATATATTCGTTGAACAAACAGTAAGATAATTCATAATTTAGTTTGATACATTTGCAAGCATAAATGTTTCCTGTGATTTTCTCTTTCACACAATAAACTTTACCATATGTTCCATGACCTATATTTTTTATGATTTCGTATTCTTCTTTGAATTTACCCTGGCAAAGTACCATCATTAAAATAATAATTAGGATGACGATATGGCAGTCATAGATAATCATTTTTATCAATTTTTTATAGATTGGGATCAATCATAAAAAATTGATAATTTTAATTCAATTATGATTCATTGGTTTCATCACGAAATAATATCATTATGCATCATGTTAGAAATCACACTTTTTATATTGAACAAACTTGCCACTGAAATTTTATCTTATTTAGCACTAAATCATGTATCCACAATCGGTAGACTTTGGGATTCGTCATTAAATATTTTAAACACGAAATCTCCCATAAATTTGGTTTATGTTGTTACTCTTATTTATAGATTGAATGTGTTGTTTATGACGAATGATTTTGTGGCAAACCAATGTTATGTCATACCCATATTCAATATGATTCATATGGTCTCGGGCCTGATTTATTTGCTGGACAATGTAGAATATCCAGAAAAGGATTTACATTGGTGGTATTTGTATCTGGTGACTAATGGATTGGAATTTATATCAAATGTTCACTATTTGACTGTTTTTCAAACGAACATAAAATTTATGTTGATTTATTACTTATATTTTATCTGGGTTGTGATGTGTTTATGGATTACTTGGGAATTTTATAAAATTATTTTTGGTGTCAAAATTATGGAAATTGTACCAAGAACCATTTCAAAAAAATCCATTCTGAAGTATCCACTTGCAAATAATATGTGTTTTTGTTGTTTCGAAGAATACAATGCGAATAATCCATATTATTATTTGTTGAGATGTGGACATCATGGGCACATTCAATGTTTGGAATCATGGTGGAGAACTGTCAAGACTCATCGTTGTATTTTTCCATATTGTTACAAATCTGATTCCAAAACTATGTCAACATACTCAGAATTTCCTCGGATACGATAAAATTATCTCCCAAATATTTTTGTGGATTGGATAATATTTTTTTTGCCTGAATTCGAAAATTATCTTTGGTTTTGGTTTCGATAAATTTTTTCACCAAATCTTTGTTGGTTAACAAATTTTTCAAAAAGTTACGGAAAGAACCTTTTTGTCCAGAATCATTGGAATAAACTACCTGGCCTAAACCAATTTCCAACAAATATTCCATATTCATACCCAAATAAATATATTCTGTATCTTCGGGCACATTGGATATGTTCAATGCCAAATAATCACCACTTTGATAGTTATGAAAAGAAATTTCAATCGAGACATAATTCATGTAAAACCACAAATAATCTATACAGTGTACAGGCACATTATTAGTTTTGATAAGTGTTTCCATACAAAATTTTTTGACAGGTTCGGTATCAATAAGTTCCAGGATTTTGTGATGATA